TCATTTAGTGGACATAAAAAGACTTAGCGGATTCAGCTCGACGGCCTGTTCAAGATGGTCAGGTGCAAAGTGCGCGTACTTCATTGTTTCACGAATGTTAGCGTGACCGAGTATCTTTTGCAGTACAAGGATGTTTCCACCGTTCATCATAAAATGCGCACCAAAGGTGTGACGCAGGACGTGTGTCTTTTGTCCCTCAGTCAGCTCAATATCGGTAAGCGCCAGCATCTTTTTGAACTCCTGATAGCAGGGCTTAAAAATCCTGCCCTGTCGCTTCGATAGTTCCTCGTAAAGCCACTTCGGGATCGGCACAGTGCGATTCTTTTTTCCCTTCGTCTTTGTGAAGGTCAATTTATAGGGTGAAAGCTGGGGCCGCGTAAGCCGTTGAGCCTCCCCCCAGCGTGCGCCAGTAGCCAGGCAAACTTTCGCGATCATCGTAAGGTCTTCATGGCCGTACTCATGGCAAGCCAATAAGAGCTGCGGAATCTGCTCAAGCGTCAGCCAGGACATTTCCTTTTCGGCTTCCTTGAAGACGCGAATACCATCAAGGGGATTCGGTAAGCTCCACTCCCCTAGCCGCTTCAGTTCATTGAAAACCGCTTCAAGATACTGCTGTTCTCGGTTGACGGTTATCGGCTTCGCAACCCATTTCGCCGGGTCTTTGTGATATCCATTATCAATCTTACCGCTCAGGCGCTGGTCGCGATAATGCGCCCAATCCTTAGCGGTAAGTTGGGAAGCTACCGGGTCGCCGAGGCCATTACACACTATTTGCAGTTTCGCCAGGCGTGACTTACTGGCGACTAACGCCTGACCGTGCAGGTTATGCCAGAGCTGAATAATTTCACTCAGCTTGCGCCGATCTTCCTTCTCCGATTTCCACGGCTTATTCTTGGCATCATCCCGATAATATTGCTCATACGCCACCGCCTCACCTTTGGTTGTGAAGCGTTTACGAACGCGACGACTATCACGCCCATCAACGCGAAAATCACACAACCACTCACCAGACGTTAGTTTTTTAACGGCCATGATTAGAAATTTTTACTCAGTGTCAAAAATACCATCCCGACGCAGTTAACTTCATCAACCAGACATTCAAACTGAGACGAGCCATTTTTTACCGACAACCGGTTACCTGGTAAACGCGCGACATCATAAACATCGGCAGTACCGTCTACATCGACCAACCAACGACCATTAGCGATATTTTTCGCATCGAGATCCACACACCACCGCTGCCCGTTTTTCTCTACCAACGCCGGGTTAACTACCGTGGAATCAATCAGCGAGTCATCACAGAACCACGTACCGTTCTCAGTAAGCTGCCCGGTATGAATGCTGTATTTGGTGATTTGCCTAAGGCCAGCAGGAAGGGCTGTTAACTGCTCAGGTTGCACTTGTGTATGTTGCTCATTCATCGGCCCGATACCCGTCGCCAGCCAGTACAGCGATGCGCCAGTATCAAGGGCGCAGACGATAACCACATCGCCGGGGAAATGTTCACGCCTCACCCAAGCGCTCATCGTGCCTGAAGGTATATCGAGATGGTCGCCCAGCTCCTTTTGCATGGTGAAGCCGTAAGCCTGCATGATGCGCTGCAAAATCTCTTTCCCACCTGAGCTTTGCATAGCCTCCATTAGCCTGATTCCCCGCATGGGATAATTACCCGGCCTATATCTTACATTTGTAAGTTCACCACCTTCTGTGAGCCATTTAAGGTCTGCACCAGTATCGAGAGCGCATTGGACTATGTAATCACCGGGAACCTTGCCTCGCTTAGCCCAATTACTGATTGTTGGTAACGGGATTTTCGCGAGATCAGAGTAAGCCTGCCTTGTCCTAACTCCATAAGAAATAAGAATTCTATCGATGACATCTTTGACGGACTGCCCTTCATTATCCATATGGACGCCTTAATTATTTTCAAACCAACCTTTACAGGTTTTCAAATGGAAAGTAATATCCGTCCTGCACCCTGAGAATGTGCGAGAACATACCAAAAAATGAATCTAACCGGAGATAGTCACCTATGAATCTTCAAATTGCAATCCCTTCAGGCCCTGACTTTCTGTCATATGAGGAGTTCGCCGAGCTCTATGGATGCCATCTAAACACTGTAAAAGAGATGGTAAAACGCGGCGAGCTTCTACTGGTGCCACGTACCCGCGAGGGTGGTCTCGGTCGTATCAACATGATTGCCTTCCGTACGCGCTTGCTCGCTCAGGCGATTAATTCACGCTATGCCGTGTTCCAGTAACTTAATTTTGCAAGTTAAAGGGAGTTACAGCATGTTAGATTTTCGCGTTTCGTCACATGCACACTTTGATGATGCATGCAGAAAATTCGCGGCCACGCATAACGTGAAAGAGCTGGCGGGTAAGGCCGGTATCAAGCCGCATACGCTTTACAACAAACTCAACCCGGAGCAGCCGCACCAGTTAACGCCGCGCGAAATCTGGACGCTGACAGACCTGACCGAAGATTCGACCCTAGTCGATGGTTTTCTGGCGCAGATCCATTGTTTGCCGTGCGTGCCGGTCAACGAGCTGGCAAAAGAGAAACTGCAATCCTACGTCATGCGCGCAATGAGTGAACTAGGCGAACTCGCGAGCGGTGCCGTTTCAGGCGACCGTCTTACCCCGGCCCGTAAGCAAAACATGATTGCGAGCGTAAACGCGGGTATTCGCATGCTGTCGCTGTCGGCAATGGCGTTGCAGGCCCGGATCCAGGCTAACCCGGCAATGACGAGTGTCGTCGATACCGTCAGCGGCATCGGCGCATCATTCGGTTTGATTTGAGGTGCTTATGTTGACTAACGAACCGTCATTCGCGTCTCTGCTAAAAAAACGTAGCCCATCTATGCACTACGGGCACGGCTGGATAATGGGTAGCGACGGCCAGCGCTGGCACCCGAGCCGATCACAGGCTGATTTACTGGCTGACCTCTCTACACAAAAACAGGGGGAATCATGGCTATCGAAGCTGTTTCCGCGACTGTTCCGCTAAAAGCGGGTGAACGTCTGGCTGGCCTCAATCATGTGGCTCAATTGCGCGCTAGATATTGGGGCGATTGCTGGAAAGAGGTAGAACGTTTTGTCGATGATATGCGCGATAAACGTGATCCACAATTTGAAGAAAATAATCGGGCGCTGGCCGCTATTTTCTTTCTGGCAAAAATACCGGCGGCTCGTCATGAGCTCCAATTAAGTGAGCTGACTACTGACGAGAAAAAAGCGCTTATTACGGCGATGAATCATTTTCGCGCAGTGGTGAGCTTATTTCCAAAGCGGCTTACAATGCCGAATTAATACACAAATTTCATTAACTGACGTCAACCCGTCGGGCTTCCCATTACCCGAATTCAGGAGAAAGCACTATGCAAAATATCGAACCCCGTCAATTCAAAGTCGATAAAGAGGCGCTGGCCGTATTGCTGGAAGAGGCAAAATCTGAAGAGCGCAAAGGGCGCGCACTGGCTGTATCTATCCGCCTTGAGGCACTGGCAACCCATATCGCTAACAAAGGTATGAGCGCCATAGAAGCGGCTGAACTGCTGCGCCGTGAAGCCACCCGCTACGAAAACGAATCTCAGGAGCTGCACTAATGGCCGATGCAATGGATATCGCACAACAGCGTGAACAGGCAGAACGTGAGCGCCTTATCAACAACGCGCGCAGCCGTATCGCTGCTCCTTCTCGTTTTACCTGCGAGGTATGTGACACACCAATCCCGGAAGCTCGCCGCATTGCGATTCCGGGAGTGGCCTTTTGTGTAACCTGCCAGCAAATCGCCGAGCTCAAATCCAAACATTACCGGGGGGTATAAATGGGTATTCGCATCGAAGTCGGCGACAAATGGGTTATTACCAGCGACCAATATCAATTCATCCTGAATGAAAAGAAAGTAGTTAAGTCAGGAAATAAAGCTGGTGAAGAATGGCTCGACACTATCGGCTATTATCCGAAGATTAACCAGCTTATTTCCGGCCTGATACACCATCAGATTCATGGCTCGGATATTACTGCCATTGACGCTATGGCGGAAGAAATTAAGCGGGTAGGGCAACTATGCATAGCAGCCATTCAAGGGGCTAGCGTTGATGCATAGCTCTACGGTTGCTTATGCTTATCCGTGGAATGCTCCACGGTCGGCAATAGCCAGCCCATATCTTACCTATGACCAACAGCATCGCCGCGACCGTATGTTCGCGGCTTTGCTGCATGCGCGAAAAGTGCTTTCTCTCCAGCCTGAGTGCGTGCGTTTTGACGTATATCGTACCGCTACGGTGCTGGAGCAAAATCAGGGCAGTCAACGAGCCAATGCTTTTTTAATCAGCTTCTGTAAAAAGGCATTGCCACGTCTTGAACTGGTCGCCAAAAAATACGAGAGCGCGGGTATCAACAGTAATGTCTCAACTGCCGTTTTCGGTGGTCATTTTGACACCCGACTCATGCAATATCTGGCGTCACGTATGGTTAATCTGGTCGCCAGATATAACTGCCTTCCTGATATGTCGCGAGCCGATGTTGACCTACTGGCCGGTGACATTGCTAATTTCATTCGTTCTGAGCTGGCAAATATTGATGATTCAGGTTTTGGTGAGCTCAAAACGCTATACACCTGGTACATGCACGCTGGTTTTATTTCTCTGCAATTCAATGTCACTCCTCCCCATTGGGAGCGCGTGGCAAATAAATACTTCAACAAAGATGATATCGCCCCAGCAGTAATCCGTATGTTTACTGAGTCATGGTGGCGTAATCGTCTGCGTCGTGTCGCATCGGCATGGCGCGAACATCTTCAAATTGCAGTCGGCAACGTCAGCAAGAAACGACACTCCTACGCGAGTAAAAACTGTGTGACTGACTGGCGTGAGCAGAAACGCCGCACGCGCGAATTTCTCAAGGGACTGGATCTCGAAGACGAAGACGGCAACCGCATCAGCCTGATTGAAAAATACGACGGCTCAGTCGCTAATCCAGCTATACGCCGCTGCGAGCTGATGACCCGCATCCGTGGGTTTGAAAATATCTGTAATGAGCTCGGTTATGTCGGGGAGTTTTACACCCTGACCGCACCGTCTAAATACCACGCCACCACCAAAGCGGGCTACCGTAACAGCAAATGGAACGGTGCCAGCCCGTCGGACACGCAGAGCTATCTCACCGGTCTTTGGGCGCGTATACGCGCCAAGCTACACCGGGAAGAAATCCGCATTTTCGGCATACGTGTTGCCGAGCCTCACCATGATGGAACGCCGCATTGGCACATGCTTATGTTCATGTTGCCGGAAGATGTCGAGCGCGTGCGCCTCATCATCCGTGATTATGCGTGGGAGGAAGACCGCCACGAACTGAGAAGCGATAAAGCCAAAAAAGCGCGCTTCCATGCCGAGGCAATCGACCCGGAAAAAGGTAGCGCAACCGGCTATGTCGCTAAATACATTTCCAAAAACATCGACGGCTATGCTCTTGATGGTGAAACCGACGACGAAAGCGGCGAACTGTTGAAAGAGACCGCCCCCGCCGTTTCAGCATGGGCGGCGCGCTGGCACATTCGTCAATTTCAGTTTATCGGTGGCGCGCCGGTGACGGTCTACCGCGAACTACGCCGCCTTGCTGATACTGAGACAGCGCATGGTCTGAGTGTTGAGTTTGCAGCTGTGCATGATGCCGCCGACGCCGGTGATTGGGCTGGTTACGTTAATGCGCAAGGTGGCCCGTTTGTCCGTCGCGATGATTTGCAGGTGCGCACGCTGTATGAGCCTCGCGCCGAGTTTAACCAGTATGGTGAGGAAACTATCTGCATTCGTGGCGTGTACGATTCCGCCGTCGGCGCTGACACCCCGATTTTAACCCGGCTCACGCAGTGGAAGATTGTACCGAAGCGTGCAGTTGATTTGGCCGTTGACGTTAAGGGCGCCCCTGCGCCCTCTCGGAGTTCTGTCAATAACTGTACGGGGAGCGAAAGCGATCCTCCGGAGCTGGATTTATCCAAACCGTTGAGTCGAAGTGAAAGGCGGAAGCTAACGGCCAGACTCAGGGACAAAAAACGGGTCACCGGGCATGATTTTGTCCACGGAACGGATAAACAAAACGCAGCCATTGACAGAACCATAGACGAGATTCAGCTCACGACCGGCGAAACCATCAGCCGGGGTGAGGCCCTGCACCTGATGACCGGTGGCAGAAGTTGCATAAACGGCAAATGGTGCCGCGGTTCCGCAACCGGTGAAATTTTCCCGACAGCACCATCACACCAGGCGCAGGCTAGACAAATCCTAAATCGAGTCGCGGGGTTAGCAGAAAAGCAGAAGCAGAGATGAACTTTAATATTCATCGATTTCATTAACATACAGACTAATCGCGATTGATAATTTTTCTTTTAATCCCTCAGCCATACGTGATACTGTATAAATATACAGTAATACTTGTGGGAGGGATTTCATGGTTGATGAATGTTTCAGCCAAAGGCAGAAAAAATGGGCTTGTGTGCAATTCATCGCCGAAGTGTCTCTGATTGCAAACTGCAAACCAGCAGACCTCAAGCTCGCCCTGTCTCTCATTGCTGACCTGGCAAATAGTGAAAATAAAGAACCAGAAAAAGAAGTTTTCTATAAGGCTGAATAGGTTATGAGAATAAACATCACGTTGGACAAAGAGCAAAAATTAGGTCAGCAGGTGGTCGATGCTTTACAGAATGAACTAACAAGCAAGGTGAGATGTGCTTTCCCATCCACGCGGGTTACGGTGAAAAAAGGGTCTGTAACGGGGGTTGAGGTTATCGGGTTCGACAACAAATCTGACCGAGAGGCATTAGATGGCATCATTCAGGAAGTATGGGAAGATGAGAGCTGGCGTTAACCTCTGAAAAGTATGCAACCCTCGACCCCATGTTTGATAGCATGGGGTTGTTTTTATGGGGATTACACAAAGGAAAATCATGGATACCGTAATAGCATTTTTATCTTTGGCACTCTTTATTGCTTTTATCGTGGGTTTAATCAAGCCGTCGCTGGTTCGGATGCCGAGCCGTAAGCGAGCCAGTGCGGTTTACCTCGGTGCCAGTCTAGCGCTGAGTGTTGTTGGCTCAATTTTATGGCCGACTGAAAAGAGCCAGCCTGTTGCAAAAACTGATGCACTGGAGATTAAAGCGAAACCGGCTACGCCAACGTTTGAGTATGCAGATAAAACCCTCAAAGAATATCGCAACGAGCCAAAACAAACCCGACACGATATCGTTAAAAACTATCTTGATTTCAAAAGTGTACCGACCAGCTCTACTGATGTTTTTTATGCTTGTATGAGTGAGTACACTTTTACTAAAGATGATGCATTAAAGCTTGGTGATGTGTTGGGGTGGTGTTTCAATGACTTCGAGAAAGAGCCGCAATCTCTAAATAATAAAATCAACCTTGACGCATTTCAGGGTAATTTTAGCGGTTGGGATGGCTCTTATCGTCCGTTAGAAAAACTAATAAAATCGAACATGAATGATGATTCATCTTACAAGCATGTTTCTACCGTCTATCATCTGATTTTGAACAAAGACCCGCATGCCATTGTAAAAACCACGTTTAGAGGTACAAACTCATATGGCGCAGTTGTAAAAGAGACTATTGCCGCTCGCGTCGATGTCAGAACGGGCGAGATTGAATCAATAATCGAAAATTAACCAAAACGTCGCCAGCTCTGAAAGTACCTTTCTGGGCTGGCGGGGTTGAACAACGAGCTACGCGAGGCGTTAGTTAAGAATTTATGTTGTAGTAGTTTTAAGGAGGGTTTTGAATGTTGAGTATTATGGCTATAGATGTCAAAAAATATCTTGAGATGTTTGATATAAAGAGAACACCAAGTCATACAATTAGCTTAATGTTTGATAAAGCAATACATTATGATATGTATTCAGTTTATATTAAAGATGAAAATGGTGATGATTATCTTTTTGATAGATACGTTAACGGTGAAATAAAAGCAAGAAAATGGGATCAGGAAAATAGCATTTTTCAAATTGACTCTATTCTCATGCCTGAGCAGCTTAATCCAAATTCATTTTCAGGAATTTATTATTATCACGCACATGAATTAAAGTTTACTTCCTTAAATGATTTAAGTTTTTTCGGGTTTTCAAATTCAAAAGAAATGCTGATTATGAAAACAAAAAGCTGAGTCGTGAAAAATTCCTGTATCGTCAGCGTAAGCAAGAGATTACTGATGCTATGACTGTTTTAACATCTGTTGTCAGGATTTATCGTGAGCAGCAGGGAGATAGACCATTCAGCGAGATACTTATAATGACTGACGTTGCAGGGAAATTATGGGTTTATCATGATAATCAGGCAAGACTTAGAAAAGAGCTTGGTCTATGCCTTGATTCGCTAGTAGAAAATGGCGACCTTTCAAAGACTCCAGAAGGGTATAAACCTACCGGAAAAGCAGTCAATACCCTTGCTAACTTCAATAAAACCGAGCAACGTTACAAAGAGAATATACGCAGCCAACAAATTATGATGTTGGCAACTTGTTTTGCAGCTGCCGGAGGTGTAGGAAGCATGGTTGCCGCTTTTCTTGGACTGATAAAATGACATGTAAATATGTCGTTAGATTGTATGTCTGAGGTGATAATAATCTCGAACACGAAGCGTGCATGCATTTAGTGCATCATTCTGCATGCGTGTTTATCATCCCTGCTATGACGATTATGCCAGAGCTGGCGCGGATCCAGAGTGGTCATGCACCTGCATTAATTACGACTCACGAAGCGGGCAGGCGTGGCGGGGAAAGCACTGCGCGCCAGCGTACTTTTGCGCATTTATTTTCGCAGCCTGAGCGCGTCGCTGTGCCGCGCAGGTTCGCGAGGGTGTCGGTGGGTGGTGCGGGGGTGTTTGAGGGCGTGGCGGGCTTCTGAGGTGGTCAGGCGTGGGGGTAAGAAAAAGCCGCCCGGAGGCGGCGGAAATCAGTCACTTTCGGTGTCGAGGGTGTAGCTTTTGAACCGGATCACCTCCTGACCGGCCCACGCGTTGACCTCGCGCATCCGGTCCTGCAGCGGTATAAGTTCGTTACGGACAAACACCTTTGCCACCTTCTCGATATCGCCGAGCGAACCGACGTTTTCCGGCTTGCCGCCCATCAGCTGGAACGGGATGCGGTGAGCGTCGAGCAGGTCGGCGGCGCTGACTTTTTTGATATTGAAGAAATCGTCTTTCGTTGCCACCTCACTGAGCGGGACAATTTTTATGCCGTCCGGTTTTCCGTGCGGTGCGTAGAAAAACAGATTTTTGAAGTTGCCGAGCCCCTTCGAACTGCGCATCGCATCGCGCAACGCCTCAACATCGGTACCGCTTTGCGCGGCGTCCGTCACATACATGATGTAACCCGCATGAGCCCCGTTCTGGTAATACTTGCGACGGAACAGCGTCGCCGCTTCATTCAGCCAGGCGGAGTTTAGCGCGCTGAGATATTCCGGCATGCCGTACAGCTCCTGGTTGATGTCTGGCTCCAGCAGGTGGAATACGGATCCCGGCGCGAACGGGTGCGGCTGGTCAAATGACGGCACCCACCAATAGACATCATCTTCAATACCACGTCGCGTGTATTTAGCCGGTGACGCTTCCAGCTTCAGCGGGCGACCGGTGACACTCTTTCGGAGCTCTAAAAACGCGTTGCCAAACACCAGAAAATCAAGCGCGAAGCGGCTGAAATCCTGTTGTGACAGGAGCGGGTGCGGAATAAACGTTGAGGCCAGAATGTTGCGCTTAACGTAAATCGGCGAGCTGTGATGAACGGCGGCACGCAGGCTTTTTGCCAGCCCGTTAAAGCTGACCGGCGGCTCGAACCAGCGGCCATTATTGACGCATTCCACGTAATCCAGAATATCGCGGCGGTCGAGCACGGCGCTCGGTTCACCAAAGGTAAACGCCTCCACTTTCTGGGGCGCGCTGTCTTTCATGTTGCGCGGGCGCTTTTGTGGCTGCGGCTTGCGGCCTTTGTATTTACTCATCAGTTGAACTCCAGAATGGACGATGTGGTCTGGCCGCTGCCAGCGGTAAGCGGTTCGTTTAACAGCGCGTGCATGGTCGCCCAGGCGACGTCCGCGTGACTGGCTTCCTCGGTGCGGCTGGCCTCATAGGTGGCGCTGCGCCCGCTGCTGGTCATGGTCTTACGGATTGCCATAAACGAGGTGGTGATGTCGGTGGCGCTGACGTCATATTCGAGACAGCCACGGCGGATAACGTCTTTTGCTTTCAGCACCATTGCGGTTTTCATTTCCGGCGTGTAGCGGATATCGCGGGCGGCGGGATAAAACGAGCGAACCAGCTGGAAGACGCCAATACCGAGGCCGGTCGCATCGATACCGATGTACTCGACGTTGTATTTTTCGGTGAGCTGGCGGATGGATTCGGCCTGAGTCGCGAAGTCCATGCCTTTCCACTGATGGCGCTCCAGAATGCGGAACTTGCCCCCGGCGACAACCGGCGGCGCGAGCACCACGCACCCGGCGCTGTCGCCGCTGTGCGAGGGGTCGTATCCCACCCATACCGGGCGGGAGCCGAACGGGTTGTCGGCGAACGGCGCAAAGTCCTCCCACTCTTCCAGACTGTCGACCATGCAGCGCTGTAAATCCTCGAAGGGGAACACCGAGGCCTTGTCATCAACGAACTCGCACATAAACAGGTTGCGGAAGTCATCGACGCTGTTTTCCTGCCGGAGCTGCTCCAGGTTGAACAGCGTACAGCCCCCGGCGAGCGCATCCTCAATGGTGACAATCTGCCGCCACTGACCATCGGGACACGCCACGCCAGCGGCGAGCGCGTCATGACTGATATCGATGTCGACGCGTTCACTGACGCGGGCGCGGCCACGGTTAAATAATTCCCCCGACCAGAACGGGTAAGCGCCGTGCGCCAGGGTGGACGGTGTTGAAAAGTAGGTGCTGCGCAGGTGGCTTTGTGAGGCCATGCCCGACGACACTTTGCGCAGTTTCTGGAAGTTGGGGATCCAGAATATTTCATCGACATACAGGTCGCCGTTATGACTCTGCGCGGTGTTGGAGTTGGTGCCGAGGAAAATCAGCTTTGCGCCGTTGTTGCCGATAACAATTGGGTCGCCGGTCAGCTCCACATCAACCCGGCGGGCAAACTGGATGATGTACTCGCGGAATACATACGCCTGCGTCTTACTCGCTGACAGGAAAATCTGGTTATGGCCGGTTTTCAGCGCATGCAGCAGCGCCTCGCGGGAAAAGTAGAACGTCGCCCCAATCTGGCGCGATTTCAGAATGTCACGAATGCGGTGCTCCAGCCCCGCGCGGTGCCAGCGGAGCTGATATTCGAAAGACTCCGCGAAAAAAATCTCTTCCAGCTTTTCGATAGCCTCGTCGCTGAAAAAGTTCTTTGTCGGCTTTTTGCGGTCACCTTTGTTGCGGTTGGCCACGCGGGGGTTCAGGTCAGCCTCGTTTCCGGTCTGGCCATAGCGATTAATGCGCGCAAAGCGCTCCATCTGTCGGGCCAGAAAATCCGCCACCTTGAAATCGTGGGGCGTCAGGTTGGGCTTTGCATAGAGCTGAATCAGCCTGGCTTCTAAGGTGCTTTCGACCCGGTTAAGCGGTGCTGTTTCGTCCCACTGGTCGCGCTGTTTCCAGCTCTGCACCGTCGGGCGTTTGGTCTGCAACATTTCGGCAATCTGCGGCACGGAAAACCCCTGCCAGTACAGCAAAGCCGCCTGGCGTCGCGGGTCGTTTAACAAAGTGGTGTCGGTGGTGATGGTCATGGATGCCTCGCCGTGATTGATACAGGGCAAGGCTAAAGAAACGGATGATGCGAATCGCTAAAGTGCTGTTGTGTGAGGGATAAGCCATCCGGGACAGATGGCGGGTGGGCGGCGACGTCGGGAAACTAACCCCGACCCGTTAACCCGATATCAGGACTCCTGACAATGGCAAAAAAAGTTTCAAAATGGTTTCGCATCGGCGTCGAAGGCGATACCTGTGACGGCCGCGTTATCAGCGCGACGGATATTCAGGAAATGGCCGAGACCTTTGACCCCCGCGTCTACGGTTGCCGCATTAACCTCGAACACCTGAAAGGCATCCTGCCGGATGGCCCTTTCAGTCGTTACGGCGATGTGGTCGAGCTGAAGTCTGAAAAGATTGACGACGATTCGGTACTGAAAGGCAAGCTGGCGCTGTTCGCCAAAATCACCCCGACCGATGACCTGATCGCAATGAATAAAAAATTGCAGAAGGTCTACACCTCAATGGAAATTCAGCCGAATTTCGCCAATAGCGGTAAATGCTACCTGGTCGGCCTGGCGGTGACCGATGACCCGGCCAGCCTCGGCACCGAATACCTCGAATTTTGCCGGGGTGCCAAATTTAACCCCCTCAACCGCTTCAAAGCCGAGCCGGGCAACCTGATTTCCGTCGCCACCCTCGCCGAGCTGGAGTTTGAAGACCAGGCGGAAAATGTCTTTACCGCCCTGAGCGACAAAGTGAAAGCGATCTTCAGCCGCAAACAGGCCAGCGATGACGCCCGTTTTCAGGATGTGCATGAAGCCGTGACGACCGTCAGTGAGCATGTGCAGGAAAACCTCACCGCCACTGAGCAGCGTCTTGCCACGCTGGAAAATGCCTTTGCAACGCTGAAACAGGACGTCACCACGAAGGCCGACCAGACCAGCCAGGCATTCAGCCAGTTAAAAACGTCGCTGGATAAAACCGAAAGCACCACGCAGCCACGCCGAAAGCTTTCCACCGGTGGCGGTGGCGATGAGCTGCTGACCGACTGCTAAACGGTCGTGAATTTATCGCCGGGCGACAGGCTTGCCCGGTCAGACAACCCGATTTAACCAAACAGGAAAGACTATGCGTCAGGAAACCCGTTTTAAATTCAATGCCTACCTGTCCCGCGTTGCCGAGCTGAACGGCATCGACCCGGACGACGTAAGTAAAAAATTCTCCGTCGAGCCGTCCGTCACCCAAACCATGATGAACACCGTGCAGATGTCCTCGGCCTTTTTGCAGAAAATTAATATCGTGCCGGTGGATGAGCTGAAGGGTGAAAAAATTGGCGTCGGCGTCAATGGCACCATCGCCAGCACCACGGACACCAACAGCGGCCAGGAGCGTAAAACCGCCGACTTTACCGCGCTGGAGTCCAAAAAATACGAATGTGATCAGGTCAACTTTGACTTCCACTTCAAATATAAAAAGCTGGATTTGTGGGCGCGCTTCCAGGACTTCCAGCGCCGTATTCGCGATGCCATCATCCAGCGGCAGGCGCTCGATTTCATCATGGCCGGGTTCAACGGCGTTGAGCGCGCCGAAACCTCTGACCGCGCCACTCATCCGATGTTGCAGGACGTCGCCGTCGGCTGGCCGCAGAAATACCGTAATGAAGCGCCGACCCGCGTGATGAGCAAAATTGTCGACGAGGAAGGAAACGTCGTTTCCGCTGTGATCCGCGTCGGTAAAAACGGCGATTACGTTAACCTCGATGCGCTGGTTATGGATGCCACCGACAACCTGATTGACGAAATTTATCAGGAAGATTCGGAGCTCGTCGCGATTGTGGGTCGTAAGCTGCTGGCTGACAAATATTTCCCGATCGTCAACAAAGACCAGCAGAACAGCGAAGCGCTCGCGGCTGACATCATCATCAGCCAGAAACGCATCGGCAACCTGCCCGCCGTCCGTGTGCCGTACTTCCCGGCGAACGCGATTATGGTGACGCGTCTCGATAACCTGTCCATTTATTTCATGGACGAAAGTCACCGCCGATCCATCATCGAAAACCCGAAACTCGACCAGGTGGAAAACTATGAATCGATGAACATCGATTACGTGGTCGAAACCTACGCCGCCGGGTGCTTCATTGAAAATATCAAGCTGGGCGATTTCTCTGCCGCGCAACCGGAGGGCTAACCGATGACGAGCCCCGCACAGCGTCACATGATGCGGGTCTCGGCCATTGAAACCGCGCAGCGGGAAAACAACCCGCTGCGGCATGCCACTGCCTACGAGCAGATGCTGGTTAAGCTGGCCGCAGACCAACGCACGTTAAAAGCCATCTTTGGTAAAGAGCTGAAAGCCACGAAAAAGCGCGAGCTGCTGCCGTTCTATCTGCCGTGGGTCAGTGGCGTGCTGGAACAGGGCAAAGGTGCGCAGGATGACATCGTGATGACCGTCATGCTGTGGCGTCTCGATGTCGGCGATATCGGCGGCGCGATGGATATTGCCCGCTACGCGTTTAAGTACGGTCTGACCATGCCAGGCAAACACCGCCGCCCGCCGCAGTACATGTTTACCGAAGAGGTGGCGCTCGCCGCCATGCGCGCCCATGCCGCCGGTGAACCGGTCGTCATCAGCCTGCTGCTCGACACGCTGGCGCTGACCGCCGCCGCCGATATGCCGGACGAGGTGCGTGCAAAACTGCACAAAATCACCGGCCAGGTGTTACGGGACAACAAACAGCCCGCCGATGCGCTGGCCCACCTCAAGCGAGCGATGCAGCTCGATTGTCAGGCAGGCGTTAAAAAAGACATTGAACGGCTTGAGCGTGAGCTGAAGCCCAAACCGGCAACGGTCGTTAAAGCCCCTGTAAGAGCGCCGCGCGCCGTGAAAACCACGGCACCGGCTAAACGTGGCCGACCGAAAAAGACCGCCGGTTAACAGAATGCGCCCCGCGCCAGGGCGGCACGCCGGTCGATGAGGGTGATTTACCCGACCTGAGACCGGCGTCCACCGCCCACCTATTCAGAGGTAGTCATGACGACGCTGATTATTAAAAAGAACGATGAGCCGCAGCCGGATGGCGTGGTGGTCATCCCGCCGCCTGCCAGCGATGAGCCGGTGATAAAAAATACGTTTTTCTTTCCTGACATCGACCCGAAACGCGTGCGTGAAGGGATGCGCCTTGAGCAAACCGTCGCCCCGGCCCGGCTGCGTGAGGCCATCAAAACCGGCATCGCCGAAACCAATGCCGAGCTGTTTTTGTGGCGGGAACAGCAGATTGCCGGAGGTTTTAGCAAGCTGGCCGATGTGCCGGCTGACGATCTCGACGGCGAGAGCGTGCGCGTTTTCTATTACCTGCGCGCCGTCACCTCAATGGCGACCGCCACGCTCTATGAGCGTTATCGCGGTGTGGATGCCAGCGCCAAAGGTGACAAGAAAGCTGACAGCATCGATACCACTGTCGACGAGCTGTGGCGGGACATGCGCTGGGCCGTATCCCGCGTCCAGGACAAACCCCGCTGCATCGTGAGCCAAATCTGATGCAGGCCATCGCGCAACAGGGCGACACGCTCGACATGATTTGCGCCCGGTATTACGGGCGCACTGAGGGGGTATTCGAGTCGGTGCTCGCCGCAAATCCGGGGCTGGCCGAGCTCGGCGCAGTGCTGCCACATGGCACGGTGGTCGAACTGCCCGACGTCCAGTCATCCCCCGTAACTGAAACAATTAATCTGTGGGAGTAAACACATGACGGAAGGTGAAAAAAGCGTCCTGTCACTGTTTTTGATAGGCGTGCTGATTGTCGTCGGGAAAGTGCTGGCCGGTGGCGAGCCCATCACCGCCCGGCTTTTTATTGGCCGTATGCTGCTGGGCGGCTTTGTCTCAATGGTGGCCGGGGTGGCACTGGTGCAGTTTCCAGACCTGCCGCCTGCTGCCGTGTGCGGATTTGGATCCATGCTGGGTATCGCCGGTTATCAGGCGGTGGAAATTGCGATTCAGCGCAGGATTAAAAAAGGGGAAAGCGATGGCGGTCATTAAGACACACCCCAACGTCGCGGCATTCCTCGACACGCTGGCGTTTTCAGAGGGTACGGCGACGCACCCGCTGACAAAAAACGACGGGTACGACGTCATTGTCACCGGCTTCGATGGCAGGCCGGAGATTTTTACCGACTATCGCGATCACCCGTTTGCCGGTGGGCGCCCGGCGAAAGTCTTCAATCGTCGCGGGGAAAAATCCACGGCATCCGGGCGTTACCAGCAGCTTTATCTGTTCTGGCCGCATTACAAAAAGCAGCTCGCTTTGCCGGATTTCAGCCCGGCATCACAGGACAGGCTCGCCATTCAGCTGATTCGTGAGCGCGGCGCGCTGGGAGACCTGCAACAGGGGCGCATTGAGCGAGCCATTTCCCGTTGTCGCAATATCTGGGCTTCATTGCCGGGGGCCGGGTACGGTCAGCGCGAGCACAGCCTCGACAGACTGGTCGCAGTGTGGCGCAAGGCCGGAGGGGTATCCGCATGAAAATGGTCATTATCATGCTGGCGCTGGCCTGTGCGGGTCTGCTGTGGATGCGACACGATAACAGCAATTTGCGCGCCTCTTTTGAACGTGCGAACCGGGTCGCTGGTACGCAGAAGGCCACGATCACCATGCTGAAAAATCAGCTCAACGTTGCCGCAGAGCAGTCGCAGCGCAAAGAGCTGGCGCAAGTTGCCATGAGGGACAAGCTCACCGCCGCTAACCTGCTGGCCTTCAGGCGTGAACAAACTATCACGAGGTTACTCAATGAAAATGACGCGTTTCGCCGCTGGTATCGCGCTGATTTACCTGATGCTGTGCGCCGGTTGCACCAGCGCGCCGCCTGCACCAACGCCGCCGCCGGTGATTGTTTACAACGCCTGCCCGAAGGTCAGCCCCTGTCCGATGCCGGGCAGCGACCCGCTGACTAATGGCGACCTGAGTGCGGATATACGCCAGCTCGAAAACGCCCTGAAAAGCTGCGCAATCCAGGTCGATACGGTTAAACAATGCCAGGATGAAATCGATGCAAAAGCCCAACAGTCTGCGAAAAGCCTTAACTGATGCGGTGCCGGTACTGCGTACCAACCCCGATATGCTTTGCCTCCGCCTGGACGATGGCAACAATACGGCGACGCTGGCGCGCTCCCTGTCGTTTGAAAAGCGGTACACGCTTAACATCGTGGTCACGGATTTTACCGACGATATTGACCTGCTGTTTGTGCCGATTATGGCCTGGTTGCGCGTTAATCAGCCGGACATCATGACAACCGACGAGGGGCGAAAAAAAGGATTTGCCTGGTATGCTGACATCAATAACGACAGCAGTATCGATGTCAGCATCAGCCTGTTGCTGACCGAGCGCACGCTGGTCAACGAGGTCGACGGCGCAATGTACGTTGAGAACATCCCGGAGCCGCCACCGCCGGAGCCGGTGACGCGCCCTGTCGAGATGTGGAGTAATGGCGAACGGGTGAGTCAATGGGATGAATGACTTCAAACCCTTTGAGGACAAGCTCGCCGGGTTGATAGCGGCCCTTTCCCCTGCCGGGCGTCGTCGGATGACCGCCGATATTGCGAAGAATCTGCGCCAGCGGCAACAGCAGCGCATTAAATCGCAGAAAGCCCCGGACGGTTCGCCATTTGCCCCACGTAAGCGCCAGCCCGTCAGAGCAACGAAAGGCCGGATTAAGCGCGAGATGTTCGCGAAACTGCGAACCAACCGCTATATGAAAGCGACCGGTAACGACAGCGCGGCAGTGGTGGAATTTACCGGAAAAGTGCGACGCATCGCCCGCGTGCATCAGCTCGGGCTCAAGGATAAGCCATCCCCTAAAAGCACCGCCGTCGAGTACCCACAACGTCAGCTTTTGGGCTTTACCGAAGACGACCGGCAACTTGTGGAAAGCGTCATTATCGACTACCTCGCCGATTAACGTTGTGCCAGCCAGGGCAAAACGCCCGCAGATTGCCGCCGGAACACTCCGGCGGCATCCTTTCCCCTATGAATACTCTCGCATCTATCCAGGAACTCGCCCGCGCGATACGCAACATGATCCGCACCGGCATCGTCGTCGAAACTGACCTCGACGCCGGGCGCTGTCGCGTACAGACCGGCGGCATTTATACCGACTGGCTCCAGTGGCTGACGCACCGGGCCGGACGCTCGCGCACCTGGTGGGCTCCCTCTGTTGGTGAGCAGGTGATGATTCTGGCCGTGGGAGGCGAACTCGATACCGCCTTTGTGCTGCCGGGTATTTATTCCGACGACAACCCCGCGCCGTCGGTCTCGGCGGATGCCTGGCACGTTGAGTTTCCCGACGGTGCCGTTATGAGTTATGAGCCTGAAACCGGCGCGCTGACCGTCACGGGCATTAAAACCGCCGATGTGACCGCATCCGATTCGGTTGCCGTCAGCGTGCCGGTGGTGCTGGTAAAAGCCGAGACCCGCGTCACCCTCGATACACCGGAAGTGGTCTGTACCAACAAGCTCACGACCGGCACGCTGGAGGTGAAGCAAGGGGGCAAGATGTCTGGTGATATCGAGCACAGCGGCGGCTCATTCTCTTCTAACGGCAAGGTGCTCCACACCCATAGACACCCTGGCGACAGCGGCGGACAGACGGGGGAACCACTATGACAGCGCGTTATCTCGGCATGAACCGCACGACCGGTGAAAGCATTTCAGACGTTGACCATATCAGCCAGAGCATCGGGGATATTCTGCGCACGCCCGTCGGCTCTCGCGTCATGCGTCGTGAATACGGTTCGCTGTTGTCGCAGATGATTGACCAGCCTCAGACCCCGGCGCTTGAGCTGCAAATTATGGCGGCGTGCTATATGGCGATCCTGAAGTGGGAACCGCGCGTCAGGCTGACCAGCATCACCACAGAGCGGCAGTTTAACGGACAGATGGTCGTCGACGTGACCGGCCAAATCACCGATACCGGCGAGAGCCTTTCTTTAACCATTCCTGTGAGTTGAACCTATGGCAGTTATCGACCTGAGCCAGCTCCCCGCGCCTGATGTGGTGGAAACGCTGGATTTTGAAACCATCCTCGCCGAGCGCAAAGCGACGCTAATTTCACTGTACCCGGAAGATGAGCAGGAAGCGGTCGCCAGGACATTAACGCTGGAGTCTGAGCCACTGGTGAAATATCTCGAAGAGAATGCCTATCGCGAGGTGATTTTACGCCAGCGCATTAACGAGGCGGCGAAAGCCGGGATGGTGGCCTATGCCATCAAAAAAGACCTCGACCAGCTCGCGGCAAATAATAACGTTGAACGCCTGGTCATCACCCCCGGAGACGAGACCCAAATCCCGCCGGTGGCGGCGGTCATGGAATCTGACAGCGATTTACGTCAGCGCGTACCGGCGGCATTTGAGGGTATGAGTGTTGCCGGGCCAACCGGTGCCTATGAATTTCACGCCCTGAGTGCCGACGGACGTGTCGCGGATGCTTCGGCTAATAGCCCGGCTCCAGCAGAGGTCACTATCGCGGTACTGTCGCGGGAAGGTGACGGCACGGCGTCGGATGATTTATTGCTGGCCGTCAGTACCGCGCTGAATGATGAGAGTGTACGACCGGTCGCTGACCGCCTGACAGTCGTCTCGGCTGAAATCGTCAATTATGCGATCGACGCGGTGCTGTATGTTTACCCCGGACCGGCGACCGAGCCGATTCTTGCCGCCGCAAAAGCGCAGTTAACTGCCTATATTACGGAGCAGCGCCGCCTTGGTCGTGACATCCGAATGTCGGCGATATACGCCGCGTTGCATGTGCAGGGGGTTCAGCGCGTCGAGCTGCGCGAACCGCTGGCCGATGTGGTGCTGGATAAAACGCAGGCCGCTTATTGCACCGAAACCCGCGTCATTATCGGGGGATCGGATGAATAATTCGCTAATGGCGCCCGGGTCATCTCTGCTGGAACAACGAGCCGCCGCCGCATGCGCCTCTATCAGCGATTTACCCGTGACGCTGCGCGATTTATGGAATCCGTGGAAATGCCCGGTGAAATTCCTGCCCTATCTGGCCTGGGCGTTTTCTGTCGACCGCTGGGAAGAAACCTGGTCGGAAACAGCGAAACGACAGGCGGTCAGTGATGCTTTCTGGATCCACCAACGAAAAGGCACCGTTGCCGCCGTTCGCCGGGTGATTGAAACGCTGGGCTACAGCATGACGCTCCAGGAATGGTGGGAAGTCGCCGACCCCGCCGGGACATTTCGTCTTGAGATTGACCTCAATGACATTGGTATCACCGAGTCGATGATTAAAGAGCTTGAGCGGATTATTGGCGATGCGAAGCCAGTCAGTCGGCATCTGGCACAAATGACACTAACCGCAGGAACCAGAGGGCCGGTATGGCTGGGGGCTGCAATATTTGACGGTGAGGATATTAGCGTTTATCCGCCGGGATACGAACCAGAAGACAGCATTCACTACGACGGCCAGCAGTTCTATTTCGGCAGCGTTAATTTCTCAGGAAAATAGCATGAATATTACAGAAAAAACCGTGTGGGAAAGTTCGGTTTACCAGCTTTCCCGCGCAGACAAAGTGGAAGGCGGGACGAAAGGCGCTGCAAATATCCAGGCCCGGCAACTTGCAAACCGTACGCAGTTCCTGAAGGTGCTGATTGAGGGTATTTCCGATTACAGGGAGTACACGTTCTTTGAAACCGAAGAGGATCCCGACGGCACCATTGCGGGATTAGCTGGCACTCCACAAGGTAAGCTGTTTCGCGTCGCCCTGGGCGAGGGTGAGGCGCTGGCATTTCGTTATTTCCTGAATGATGGTGGCGTTGCCAGAGCCGTTACCGGGCTACTTGGCCAGGGGTCTATTATTAACAGCGTCCGCTTCTTCCCGTCACTCCCTCTGGCTGAGAACGATTTATCTGCGGGAAATATTCCCGAGGGTGGCAATTGCTGGGTGATAAACCATAGCGACTCATCCCTTGCAGATGAGTACGCGAATGTTTCTGGCGCACTACAGCAGACTGGCCGAAAAATGCTGTCTCAGGAAGCTGTTGAAGCCGCTCTTCAATTAATTGCAAAGCTAACCTCAAGCGGCTTTGTGGATGACAACTTTTTCCCCTTATTTGTCGATGGTGCAGGTAGTGTTCCGGCCTGGTGGGATGACGGTTTCGCCGTTTCAAGAGTCGCTATGTCTCTGTACCAGATGATTTATACGGACGTCCGCGCGCGTCTGGGGGATTCAGTGAATACCGGGGTTAGTGGTGTGAATAACACCTTCTTCCCACTGGTCGTAGATGGCGACAATAATATCCCCTTGTTCTGGGATAACGGTTTTAACGTGTCCATGATTTCTGAGGGGTTTCAGCAGAAAGTCTGGGCCTACATCAACGCCATAATTGAAAAGGCCCTGAATCAGCGAATCCCGCTGGTTGATCCCTCCTTCGTTCCGGGAATGACTGACGCTGCCAATTCTGTCCCGTTCTGGTTCCAGGACGGCGAGTTTGACGCGACGGGTATCGGGCCAAACATCAGGGGCATTTTTGCAAGGTGGTATCAACGGCGTATGTACACCGCCGCTTATAACATTCCGCTGCATACCGACGGGCGAACCCTGTGGCGCTGGAAAGCGAAGAAAGCGCAGCTCAAAGCAGGAATGCCTACACGTCCGCACTTCATGCTGACCGGCGACAGCTGGACGCAGAATAACGAACTGGCGTCCGCTATCGCTGGACTGATGCACGCGGATTATGGCGATGCTGGTTTAGGCTGGCGAACTGTGAACTATGGAGCGTCACGCGATGGTTCAAACATCTTTCGCTCTGCTGGCTGGGATTTATATGACGCCTCGCCGACGAGCGGAGCGCCGCTTTATGGCTGCGGCATTGACGGCCAGTCCATCAACACCACGACGAACACGGCCTATTTCAACGTGACTAACGTCCGCTGTACTGACTGCCGGATTTACTATCAGGACCTGAACGGAAAATTTCAGTACGGCTATGACGTTGGCGGGGGCACGCAGTGGACTGAGGTTGTCTGCGGGAATACAGGTATGACGAAATCGGTATTGCTGACGGGCATGCCGGATGAGGCCAGAACCATCTACCTAAAAACCGATGGCAACGCCGGGCGTGTTGCTATCCACGGATTCTATCTCTGGCGCAGCGGCGTGGCGGGATGCGTAATGAGCAAAGCAGGGAACGCGGGGATTCTGGCGGACCAGTTTCTGTTGTTCTCCGACAAAATCGCTGAGTACCTGAGCACGATGCAGCCGGACGTCATTTGTATCGTCATCGGAAACAACGATTACCGAATTTCGGAATCGACAGCCACATTCCGCACCGCGCTGCAAAAGTATATGGCCGCCTGTCGCGCCGTGCTCCCTGACGTGGGATTTATCCTCATGGCACCACCGCGCACAAACGGAGCGGCGGCAACGCCACTCGTTGATTTCCGCGATGTGATGTACGACCTCTCGCAGTCGCTGAACTGCGAATTCTTCAGCATTTACGACCTGTTTGATACCTGGGGTGAAATGAACAGTCTGGGCTGTTTTCTCGACAACCTGCATCCCAATGCAGTGGGCGGTAACCTGATAGCCTCCTCCCTGAATAATGCACTGATTAAAGGCTGAATTATGACAACTAATGAAATTTACGTTCCCAAACTCGGTGACGTTGTTATACCGGGAACGCACCCGAAAAAAGGGCACTTCATGCAGCCAAACCTGCCTGTCATTGCAGGGTTGAAAGCAATGTATATCCACGGCGGAACCTCAGAACTGAGCATGAGGAACCGCGCTGACAATTCTGCCCCGCTGACAAAGGTTGGAGCACCTACAATCCTGGCTGAATTTGGGGCGGTCTGTAGCTTTGGTAACTGCTTTGATACCGGAAAGGTCTCAACCAAAAACCAGACGCACATCGTGATCTGCAAACCGGTAAAGCCTACGGCGGCCACTGAACAGCAGCAGGCGTTTATGATGGGGAACTACAGCTATTCAGGCGCACCGGCAGTCTATCGCGGTGACGGTCTGGCTTTTCTTTTCTCCGGGCAAAGCCTTTACGGTGCGTTCGTGGAGGACGGCGGCGTTACCCCTACCAATATGATCAACTACTTCAGCGCAGCCTATGACGCCTCGAAATGGGCGGCATTTGTCGAGCTGGTTGATGGTGATAACAAAATCGCCAGAATTGGCGCGCGACAGGGCGGCGCGCTTGCATGGCAGAATTCGCGGGCGCTGACTGACCGAACTGCATACACGGACCGCACAATTCGTATCGGCTCCCATCATGCCCCTGCGGCCTACCCGGCGGGAGCAGCTATTACGATGGGCATGGAACTGATTTTCGAGACAGCACTGACGCAGGCGCAGGTTGCATCGGTTATCGACAGCGTTAGCGCGTATCTCAATGCAGCCTGGGGGATCTCTGATCTCTGAGGGGAAAACATGGTCACGAAATATCACGCAATAATGACAAGTCGGGGGGCGGAAAAGCTCGCCGCTGCGGCTCTGACAGGGGAGACCGTAGGCTTTTCGCATATGGCCGTTGGCGATGGCGGCGGAGCGGCGACAGTACCCGATGAGAGCCAGACGGGTCTGGTTAATGAAGTTTATCGCGCCCCCCTGAATCGCCTGGTCATTGCCGACACTGGCGCGAACATCATTCGCGCCCAAATGATCATCATGCCTCAGATTGGCGGTTTCTGGCTCCGTGAGGCGGCACTTTATGATGAAGACGGGGACTGTCTGGCGGTTGCCAGCCTGCCTGAGTCATACAAACCCCAGCTTGACCAGGGTTCGGGACGACTACAGTCAGTAAATCTCTATATCGGAGTCAGTAACACCTCGGATGTAGAACTGAAGGCTGACCCGTCCGTCATTCTGGCAACCGTAGAGGAGGTTGGTCGTGCTAAGGAGGAGGCAAAAGACTATGCCGATCAGGTTACAGGCCAGCTCGACACGGATATTCAGCAGATTATTACCGACGCCCTTACAGCGGCAAAGCGTGATTTCTGGGAAGACGATAATCCCGTCGGCACCACGCGATTTTTTAATCAGAATGTCAACCCGAATGAAAAGTGGCCCTGGTCAGAATGGGTTTACACTGGCGAGGATAAAACAATCCGCATCGGCAAGGCTGACGGTTCCAACGTCGGACAGACCGGCGGCAGCGATACCGTCACGCTTCAGCAGGCCAACCTGCCCGCCGTGCAGATTGACGTGAGTGGCGAAACCAGTGAGCAGGGAGAGCAGAAGCTGACGACCACGCGCGGCGGTGTTCACAATCATGGTGGGGTAGCTGGTAAAGATAACCCCTGGGAAATCGGCGGCGATGTACGTCAGCTCTTTAACCCGAAAGAGCTGGGTGTGACCGATGACGCAGGAGAGCACGACCACGAAGTCACGGTACCGGCGCACAAACACACAACAACCGGCAAAACCGCCAACCTTGGCGACGGTAAATCGTTCAGCGTAGTGGAAGCGCACACTCTGCTGATGTGCTGGAGCCGTGTCGCCTGACTTGTGACGGTCATTCCTGTTGTACTGTCCCTGTGACAGCGGGTATGACTCGTCACCCTTTCTCCCACGATTGAAAATAATGCTCACCCTTAACCACGGAGTTAAACGGATGAGCGATTTTCATCACGGCGTCCAGGTTGTCGAGATTAACGACGGCACCCGCGTCATTTCCACCGTATCCACAGCGATTATCGGCATGGTCTGTACGGCCAGCGATGCCGATGCCGCCACCTTCCCACTCAATAAGCCCGTACTGATTACCAGCGTGCAAAGCGCAATCGCCAAAGCGGGTACAAAAGGCACCCTGGCCGCATCCCTCCAGGCAATCGCCGACCAGTCGAAACCGGTCATTGTCGTTGTGCGCGTTGCCGAAGGTACCGGCGACGATGCCGAGGCGCAGACTATCTCTAATATCATCGGCGGCACTGACGAAAGCGGCAATTACACCGGGCTGAAAGCGCTGCTCACAGCGGAGGCTGTCACCGGCGTTAAACCGCGCATCCTCGGCGTGCCGGGTCTCGATTCCCTTGAGGTTGCGACCGCGCTCGCGCCGATTTGCCAGAAGCTGCGCGCCTTTGGTTATATCAGCGCCTGGGATTGCCAGAACATTTCCGAGGCGATGCTCTATCGCGAGAATTTCAGCCAGCGTGAGCTGATGGTTATCTGGCCGGATTTTCTGGCATGGGATACCACGGCGAACGCGACCGAAACCGCATGGGCGACCGCCCGTGCGCTGGGCCTGCGCGCCAAAATCGACCAGGACACCGGCTGGCATAAAACCCTGTCAAATGTTGGCGTTAATGGTGTCACTGGCATCAGCGCGTCGGTCTTCTGGGATTTGCAGGAATCCGGCACCGATGCCGACCTGCTTAACGAGGCTGGCGTCACCACGCTCATTCGCAAAGACGGTTTCCGCTTCTGGGGCAACCGCTGTTGCTCCGATGACCCGCTGTTCCTGTTTGAGAACTACACCCGCACCGCGCAGGTTATCGCCGACACAATGGCCGCTGGTCACATGTGGGCGGTCGACAAGCCGATCACTGCCACGCTGATTAAAGACATCGTTGCGGGTATCAATGCGAAATTCCGCGAGCTGAAAACGGCGGGATACATCGTTGATGCGACCTGCTGGTTTGATGAATCGGCCAACGACGCGGCGACCCTCAAAGCCGGGAAACTGTATATCGATTACGACTATACGCCGGTTCCCCCTCTCGAAAACCTGACGCTACGCCAGCGCATTACCGATAAATACCTGGCGAATCTGGTGTCATCGGTTAACAGCAATTAAGGAGCCCTGACCAATGGCAATGCCGCGCAAGCTCAAATACCTGAACACGTTTCTGGATGGCGTCAGCTATCTCGGCGTTATCGAGTCCGTCACCCTGCCAAAGCTGACCCGTAAGCTGGAAAATTACCGGGGCGGCGGGATGTCAGGCTCGGCCCCTGTCGATTTCGGCCTCGACGATGACGCGCTGGCGATGGAGATTTCCCTCGGCGGATTCCCTGATGATGCGATCTGGTCGCTTTATGGTGCCGTCGGTACCGGGACGCTACTGCGCTATGCAGGCTCTTACCAGCGGGACGATACCGGCGAAATCGTGGCGGTGGAAGTTGAGACCCGTTTCAAGGTGAAGGAAGTCGATAACGGCGAGAGCAAACAGGGAGAGGATACCAGCAGCAAGTTATCGCTGGTCTGCACGTACTACAAGCTGACCATGAACGGTAAAGAGCTGGTCGAAATCGACGTCCTCAACATGATTGAGAAGGTGAACGGCGTCGACCGACTCGACCAGCACCGCCGCAATATCGGCTTGTAATTTTTCCCCGGCCAGCATGCCTGGCCGGTTAACCACGAATCCGTAAACAGCGAGAAAATCATGAGCAAAGAAAACATCGTCACCCTGGAAAACCCCATCAAACGCGGCGAGCAGGTTATCGAAAAAATCACCCTGATGAAGCCCAACGCCGGAACCCTGCGCGGTGTCAGCCTGGCCGACGTTGCGCGCTCTGAAGTCGACGCCCTGATTAAAGTGCTGCCGCGTATGACCAGCCCATCACTCACCGAGTCGGATGTCGTCATGATGGATTTACCCGATTTGATGGCGCTGGCAACAAAGGTGATCGGTTTTTTGTCGCCGAATTTGGCGGATTAAATTTCCCGAAAGATATGTCGGTCGATGACCTGATGGCGGATATCGCGGTGATTTTTCACTGGCCGCCATCAGCGTTATACCCCATGAGCCTGACCGAGCTCACCACCTGGCGCGAAAAAGCGCTACAGCGAAGCGGAAACACGAATGAGTAACGACGTTAAATTGCAGGTATTACTCAAGGCTGTTGACCAGGCGACCCGCCCGTTTAAAACCATCCAGACAGCGAGCAAAACGCTGTCTGGTGATATCCGGGAGACTCAAAAATCACTGCGTGAACTGAACGGCCAGGCATCCCGTATTGATGGGTTTCGCAAAGCCAGTGCGCAACTTGCCGTTACCGGTCAGGAGCTGAAGAAAGCTAAACAGGAAGCCGCGGCACTGGCGATCCAGTTTAGAAATACTGAACAGCCGACGCGCGCGCAGGCGCAGGCAATGGATGCCGCCCGAAAAAGTGCCGCCGCGCTCCAGCTCAAACACAACAGCTTGCGGCAGGCCGTACAGCGCCAGCGGCAGGAACTCAGCCAGGCGGGAATCAATACCCGCACCCTGGCGGCAGACGAGCGTCGGTTAAAAACCAACATCAGCGAAACGACGACGCAGCTCAATCGACAGCGTGAAGCGCTGGCGCGCGTCAGCGCGCAACAGGCAAAGCTCAACGCGGTTAAACAGCGATATCAGGCCGGTAAGGAGCTGGCCGGAAACGCGGCCGCAATGGGTGCCGCCGGTGTTGGTATGGCAACGACCGGAACGCTGGCCGGTGTTGCACTGATGAAACCGGGTTATGATTTTGCGCAGAAAAACTCCGAGTTACAGGCTGTCGTTGGTGTGGCGAAAGACTCCGCAGAAATGACGGCTTTGCGAAAGCAGGCCCGACTGCTGGGCGACAATACTGCCGCCTCTGCCGATGATGCTGCCGGAGCTCAGATTATCATCGCGAAAGCGGGCGGCGATGCGGCAGCAATCCAGGCTGCGACCCCCGTCACGCTGAATATGGCGCTCGCTAACCGGCGGACGATGGAAGAGAACGCGCAGCTTTTGCTCGGTACCAAAAACGCTTTCCAGCTTTCAAATGACCGGGTAGCCCATATCGGCGATGTGCTTTCAGCCACGATGAATAAATCAGCGGCCGATTTTCAGGGGTTAAGCGACGCCTTAACCTATCTGGCCCCAGTTGCCAAAGCTGCGGGAGTAAGCCTCGAAGAAGCCGCCGCCATGACGGGTGTGCTTCATGATAACAATATCACGGGATCGATGGCCGGTACCGGGAGCAGCGCTGTCGTCAGCCGGTTACAGGCCCCAACAGGTAAGGCATGGGCGGCATTAAAAGAACTGGGGGTTAAGACGGCAGATAGCAAGGGCAACATGCGACCCGTATTTACCATTCTGAAAGAAATCCAGGCCAGTTTTAAAAAGAATAAGCTCGGAACAAGTCAGACAGGCGAATACCTGAAAACGATATTCGGCGAGGAAGCGCTGAAATCGTCTAATGCCCTGTTAGACGCTGCGGCCAGCGGGAAACTCGATAAGCTGACAGCGGCATTTAAAGCCTCGGACGGCAAGACCGAGGAGCTGGTTAAAGTCATGCAGGATAACCTCGGCGGCGACTTCAAAGAGTTTCAGTCTGCGTATGAGGCTGTTGGCACCGACCTGTTTGACCAGCAGGAATCCTCATTACGCAAACTGGTGCAGACTGCGACCGGTTACGTGCTCAAACTTGATAAGTGGATCCAGCGAAATAAAGAGCTCGCGCAGACGCTTGGGGTGATTACCGCCGTGGCGCTTGGCGTGGTGGGTATGATTGGGGCCATTGGGCTGATTGCCTGGCCGGTTATAACGGGAGTTAATGCCATCATCGCCGCTGCGACGGCGCTCGGTACCGTATTTACAACGGTGGCCGGAGGCATCATTACCGCTATTGGTGCGATTTCCTGGCCGGTTGTCGCTGTTGTGGCTGCGATTGTCGCCGGGGCATTGCTCATCCGTAAATATTGGGAGCCCATCAGCGCATTTTTCGGCGGAGTGATTGAAGGAATGCAGGCTGCATTTGCGCCAGTAGCTGAACTGTTTGCGCCGCTTAAACCGATGTTTGACTGGCTGGGCGGAAAACTGAAAGCCGCGTGGGACTGGTTTAACAACCTGATTGCGCCGGTCAAGTCATCGCAGGAAACCTTAAACAGTTTTCGTGATGCCGGTGTGTTGTTCGGTCAACGGCTGGCGGATGCCTTAACGCTGCCGCTGACGGCATTTAATAAGCTGCGCAGCGGTATTGATTGGGTGCTTGAGAAACTCGGCATTATTAATAAAGAGTCCAGCACGCTTGACCAGACTGCTGCAAAAGCGAACGCAGCCACGCAGGGTAACTCTTATATTCCGGCAACCGGCACTTACGGTGGCTATCAGGCGTATCAACCCGTCACCGCACCGGCGGGACGTTCTTATATAGACCAAAGTAAAAACGAATATCACATCGACGTTCAGGGGGGCGGCAGCGGTACGCAGCTCGATCGCCAGCTACAGGATGCGCTCGAAAAATTTGAGCGTGAAAAACGCGCCCGCCAGCGTGCCAGCATGAACCACGACTGACAGGAGGTAACGAAAAATGATGCTTGCACTCGGCATGTTTGTTTTTATGCGCCAGACGTTGCCACACCAGACGATGCAACGCGATGCCGAATATCGGTGGCCGTCAAACTCCCGCGTAGGTAAGCGGGATTCTTTCCAGTATCTGGGGCCGGGGGATGAAAAAATTACCCTGGCCGGTGTGTTGTACCCTGAGCTCACCGGCGGAAAGTTGACGATGACGGCCATTCGTTTAATGGCTGACGAGGGGCGCGCCTGGCCGTTACTGGATGGTACCGGCACGATTTACGGTATGTACGTCATCAATAATATCAGCGAGACAGGAAGCCTGTTTTTTGCTGACGGAACGGCGCGCAAAATTGATTTTACGCTGACGCTCACCCGCGTGGATGAATCCCTTGCGGCGCTGTATGGCGATATCGGCGAACAGGCAAAATCACTGATTGGCAAGGCGGGAAATATGGCCTCATCAGTGTCCGGCATAGTGGGGATTAGCTGATGCTGGATATGCTGAATCTGAATGCGGGTGGCGTACTGACGCCCGATTTTATGCTGATGCTCGACAGCAAAGATATTACCGGCAACATCAGTAATCGGTTGATGAGTCTGACCATGACAGACAATCGCGGATTCGAGGCCGACCAGCTCGACATCGAGCTTGATGATGCTGACGGGCTGGTCGAGCTGCCGTTACGCGGTGCCGTACTGACGCTTTACCTCGGGTGGAAAGGCTTTGCGTTGATTGGTAAGGGAAGTTTTACCGTCGATGAGGTTGAACATCATGGCGCGCCAGATACAGTGACAATCCGCGCCCGTAGCGCCGATTTTCGGGGAACGCTTAACTCACGTCGGGAAGAGTCCTGGCATGACAAGACGCTCGGCGAGATCGTGGCAGCGATAGCGACACGTAACAAACTGACGTCGAGCGTTATACCGGAGCTGGCCGGAATAAAAATTCCGCATATCGACCAGTCACAGGAATCGGATGCCAAATTTTTGACACGGCTCGCCGAGCGAAACGGCGGTGAGGTTTCGGTAAAAGCGGGAAAGTTACTTTTCCTCAAAGCCGGTCGGGGGGTTACAGCCAGCGGAAAAGCCATTCCGCAGATAACGATCACCCGCAGCGATGGCGACCGCCATCAGTTTGCGATTGCTGACCGTGGGGCATATACCGGCGTTACGGCAAAATGGTTGCACACCAAAGACCCGAAACCACAAAAGCAAAAGGTTACGTTAAAACGCAAACCCAAAGAGCAGCATTTACGCGCGCTACAGCACCCCAAAGCCAAACCGGTAACGAAGAAAAAAACGGTGAAGGCGCCGGAAGCCAGGGAGGGCGAATACATGGTCGGCGAGGATGACAACGTGTTTGCCCTGACGACAATTTTTTCAACCAAAGCGCAGGCCATGCGAGCCGCCCAGGCAAAATGGGACAAACTGCAACGTGGGGTTGCTGAGTTTTCAATCAGGCTGGCGACGGGGCGAGCAGACCTTTACCCTGAGACGCCAGTACAGGTTATGGGCTTTAAGCGCGTCATAGACGAGCAATCGTGGACAATCACTAAGGTGATGCACTCTCTGAGCAATAACGGATTCACGACGAGCCTAGAGCTTGAAGTGAGGTTGTCGGATGTAGAGTATGAGGCGAAGGATATTTAA